AGGTTACGTTTTGATAAATCAACTGATGTTGACGTTATTCATGGTGGAAATGTTATTATTCGTTCATCAAATCTAACGACTGGGGCATCTTTTACTGATTCTGTTGATGTAATTCCTGAATTAGCTGGTAATATCAGTGAAACGATAGTATCAAATATTGTAAATGGAACTTATTTTTTAGCATTTAGAGATGACGGTGGAAGAATCAGTGCTAATGCTGCATCAATAGTAAATATTTCAACTCAACCCGATATATTTCCAAAAATAACAGTTTTAACAGATAGAGAAGATACAGATGGAACACCTTTTAATGGAACTAAAGTTCGTTGTTTTTTTGATAGCACTTTAAATGGTCTTGTTCTTAGTTCAGTACTTTTAGATAGTGTTACAGATTTTAATGCAATAGATGACTTCAACCAATTAGGTAATTCAGTAGATGCCGGTGGAACTTATGCTTTTGCAAATACTTTAGATTTAGGTGGTAAACAACCAGTAATTTTGCAAAGACATTTAGTTACTAAAGGTTTTTATTTTAATGAATTATTTGATGACAGACTACAAAATGTAAACACATGGACTGATTTTGATGGTACAACTGTTGCTATTGATGTAAACGCCAAATTACTTGTGGCGACAACTGATTCAGACCCAGATACTTCAACTGCTGGAACTTACACAATAAACGATGGATCAGGTGGGGCGGGTACAACTATAACTATAACTAAACCCTCCCATGGTTATTCTGTCGGCAGTTTTGTTACTGTTGACTTTACATCTGGAACAGGTGTTGATGGAGATTATCAAATACAATCAGTACCAACTACAGGTACTTTTACATTAACTTCAGCAACATCTCTTTCTACTAGTGGTGACTGTAATTTTAGTGCTGAATTTAGCCAGTTTAACCCTTTTGTAAATGGTAAATATATTGCAAGAGGATTTAAATTTAGATGTGACATGGAAACAAAAGACGTTGCTCAATCAATTGAAATTGAACAGCTAGGATATACAGCACAAATAGAAAGCAGAACAGAAACAAGTCTTGGTAATGCAGGGGCTTCCGCTGGTGGGTTTATTGCCTCTGGGACTTCTACTAAGTCAGTGACTTTTACAAATAGTTTCTTTACTGGTCAATCAGGAACTAGCATTGCAGCAAATTCTGTTTTGCCATCAATAGGAATAACTATAGAGAATTTTACCCAAGGGGATTTCTTTGTTTTATCAAATATAACTGGAACTGGTTTTGATATTGATGTAAAAGATTCTGGTGGAAATAATGTAAATAGAAATTTTAAATATTCTGCAACAGGTTTTGGGCGTGGTAGTTAATTTTAGGGTAGTATATAATTAAATAAAAATTTTGGACAAGGTAGATGAGTATTCAAAATGATTTTGTTATAGATAATGGAACTGGTGCTGCAGTCCGTGTTGACATTCAAAATGCTTTTCAAGCTTTAGCAAATAACAGTTCTGGTTCTTCTGCCCCGTCAACAAATTATGCTTCTCAATTTTTTGCAAATACTTCCACAAGTATTATGCAAATTAATAATACTGCTGGAAATGCTTTTATAGATTTATTTACGTTAAACGGTGGCCCTGCCTTTGCTGTTGATGGAACGATAAACGGACTAGATATTGGTAAGGGTGGAAATTCAGTTTCAACAAATACATGTTTTGGTAAAAATGCTCTTGAAGATAATAGCAGTGGTGCAGGTAATAACTCGGCTTTTGGTGATGGTGCTTTAAAGAATAATACCACTGGCGATAAAAATTCTGCTTTTGGGGCTTTAGGTCTTGATGCGAATACTGAAGGAAGTAATTTAACAGCACTTGGTTACGGTTCGTTGTCAGCAAACACAACTGGAAATTCTTCTGTTGCCATTGGTTCTTTAGCTTTAAAAACTAACACTACAGGAACAAGAAACACTGGAATCGGAGTAGAATCTCTTGAAGGAAATGATACTGGAGATGATAATACCGCTGTTGGTTTTAGGAGTTTAGAGGATAACACTGCTAGTGACAACACCGCTGTAGGTTCAGAAACTTTAAAAGAAAATACCTCTGGAAACCAAAACGTGGCAATTGGAACAATAGCTTTAAATGCAAACACGACTGCTGACAATAATACAGCGGTAGGACATAATTCTTTAAGTTCTAACACCACTGGTTCCGAAAATGTAGCAGTAGGTAAAGCTGCTCTTGCTACAAATACAACGGCTTCAAATAATGTTGCCGTTGGCGTTAACACCATGCTGTTAAATACTACTGGACACCAAAATGTAGGTATTGGTAATTTTGCCTTAGATGCTAATACCGAAGGTAATGATAACACTGCAGTTGGATATGCTGCTTTAACAAATGCAACTACAGCAAGTCAAAATGTAGCGATAGGTAAAGATGCTTTAGCACAAACTACGGTAGGTAATTTAAATGTATCTATTGGAAATGACTCTTTGACAACAAATGTTGCAGCGGATAGAAATGTGGCAGTTGGTGAACAAGCCTTAAAAAATATGACTCAATCTTCTAGTGCAGATACATATAATATTGGTATTGGTTTTCAGGCAGGGTTAAATATATCATCTGGTCAACAAAATACGTCAGTAGGAGGAAATGCGGGGGATGTTACAACAACAGGATCAAACAATACATCTTTAGGTTATCAGGCAGACCCTTCAGCTAATAGTGCAAGTAATGAAGTAACTCTTGGCAATTCAAGTGTTACTGCTATTCGTTGCCAAGTGCAATCAATCAGTGCACTTTCTGATGAAAGAGATAAAACAGATATTGTTGATTCAGAAGATGGTCTTGATATTATAAATGCACTTAGACCAAGAAAATTCACATGGGCAATGCGTGAACCTAGTGCTAATGATGGAAAGACAGAACTTGGTTTTATAGCACAAGAAATTGATGCTGCATTGGGTGATAAAAATGATTATATCGGTGCTGTCTATAAATCCAATCCAGATAAATTAGAAGCATCTTATGGAAAATTTGTACCGATATTAGTAAAAGCAGTACAGGAATTATCAGCAAAAGTCACAGCCCTTGAAGCAGGGTAAACTACTATTAGTAATTTTTTTATTATGAGCGAAGAAAAAACTACACAAGAAATTGCAGCAATTTACACTAGTGCTGGTTTTAGTGTAACTTTAATAAATGCTGATGCTAATTATTCAGCATATACAACTAGAACTGAATCATCTTTTACTGAAACAGAGTGGAAAGCAATGATCAAAAGAAATACAGATCATCTTGAAATTATCAAGGCTTATAAAAAAACAGATGAAACAACATCAATCTGGACTACAGAAGATTTTTCTGCGATAGATAACGCTATAACTAAAGGAAAGACACTTTACGCTTAATTTATGAATTTACAAAATTTAAAAGAAACAAAACAACATCTGTTACTAGAAAAAGAAAAACAACTTGCAAATCTTTATGAGATTACTGGGGCTTTAAAGTTGTTGGATCAACAAATTTTAGAGATGCAAGCCTCCGAAGATAACCAGCCATCAGATACAAAGGCATCAACCCTACAAGAAGAAACAGTACCATCAGAGTAAGTGGTGCTACCATTTTATTAATAACTTCTTTGATCATGTTTCAAAAAATAGCTAATATTTTGTCAATTATCTCATTTTTAATGGTTTCGTCAATGAGTGTCTTTGCATACATGGCTGTAAAATATATGCAGAGCCCAGAATTTGAAAGAACGCTAAAAAACAAGATTATGGGCAGTGTGGAAGATAAGTTACCTGATGTAATGAAAAAAACTTTACCAGATGTTACAGGGCCATCTATACAGCTACCAGAGCCCCCTAAAAAACAAATGCAATTTGTAGAGTAATGATTTTTAGTTTTTTTAAAAAGCTTATAAAATATTATGTTGATAAATTTATAAATTGGCTTCGTATGCAAAGATTTAATTTAGAACTTGATAACGATATAAAAAAATATCACAAAGAATTAGATAAAAAACAAAAAAAACCAGAAATAAAAAAAGTTGGAAAATTTGGGGAAGAAGGCTGGTCAATATCTATTGGAAATGTAGAAGATGGAAATACCAAGAATTGAAATACCGCAGATAAAAATAAAAGAAATTTATATTCCCAGAACAAGAGCATGGGAACAATATCCAACAACTTTAGATATTATTGATAAACCATCTTTAGAATATCCTGTTGTTAACTTTCCATCTTTTGAACCTTTAGAATATCACCCTGATAAATTTATTCCAACAGATCCAAATAAACAACCAGAACAAAAAAAACCAGATATACCACAACCGCCAAAATATACGCCCAAAGTCAAAAAAGATAAAGAGTTTTTTATAAAATGCCCCAATGAGTCTAGTATTCCCGTAGGGTCTTATCCCAATGAGCTAAGGCTGCAAATCGTCATAGGTCATTCAATTAAAAATGGTCAATGTTATGAAATCCTCAGAGATAGTTCATTTACAGAGAAATGGTTTCCTAGCTCTCCTGTTCTTGTTAGTACTTCAATTATTGCTGTTGCTGCGGCTTCAAGTCCTATCATAGTTAATCTTGTTAAAAACCTTATCAAGACAGCTATTAAGAAACTCAGTAAAAAGAAGGATAAATCAAAGGTACAAACATAAGCAAACAAAACTACAAGCCCCTTACAGGCGATTCTGAGTGGACTAAATTTACTTATTTAGCTTAATTTTGTGTGTATGAGGGATAACTTGGTTCATTTTAGGTTTGCTTACTATATCTGCACAAAGACCATGATAAGGACTGTTGACAGCATATTCAGCACCTATTACTCTCAGTTCATGGCAGTTTTTCAATCTAGCCAATTCGTAATTTAATCTTGCTGTCGATAATTGTTGCCTTGCTATTTTTTCTTGAGTAGTTGCACTTTTGAGACAAGCATCTTGAAAACGTCTATCGAGTGGAACAGATATTGTTGCAGCTATTCCAAAATTAAAAGATGTTGCATCTTTATTACCACTGTAATTTTCTCTATAAAATAAAATTTCACCAGCATTTGTAAGGTTGCCATCTTCATCCGCTGCTTCGTTATATACAGGGGTGTGATAGATATAATCTTGAGGACGTTTTACTGCAACTGAGGTCGTAGCAAATGGGCTTATAGATAAAGTTGTTCCTGAACACTTAATTCCATTACCATAAGTGTTTTCAGTCATAGGGCCTGTAAGCACCTGAGTGGCGAAGTTTGACACACTAGATGATGTATTGGATTGTGGATTGGCAACTGCTGAGGTATTTGCGTAACTAGGCAAACAATAAAAAAGGCTTATTAATTGGAAAATATAATAGTAGTATCTGTAACCACCTCTGAAGTTACTTGTCTTGTTATATCGGTTATAGATTCCAGAGATGGGCCTTTGTAAAATTCTGAAAACTGAAAGCTTTCCGATGTTTGCTGCCAGTTTGGTTTTTGATCCATATTTAAGCCAGTCCATTCATAAGTAGTTCCATTGATGCTTTCTGTGACTGTGGCATTTGGCATAGATAATGTCTCGCAATTACCGCATGAAATACCAGAACCCGTGACACTATAGGTATAGCCTGAATTATAACGAATTTCTCGTATATTTTCTGTAAGATTATTTGTGGTAACGCTTCGGCTTGTACTTGTGGCACTTGTAAAATTAGGTACTACTGGGATCGCATAGGCTGGGCTGATAAAAAATATTATCGGCAGATATTTCCACATTAATCAAGAGTTAAATCAGTCACAAATTGACCTGTTAATACAATTCCTGTTCCAGTTCCTCCTGTTAACGTCATTGTGTGATGGTCAAGTGTTACGGCTGCTGTTCCTACGCTTCCAGCGGCAGTTGAGGTTAAATCACTAAAGTTGCTAACTGTTCCAACTGTCGGGGCTGATCCAGCAGTAGCATCGCCTTCAAGGTACGACTGAGAAAAACTGAAAGTTTCGCCTGCTACCGTCTGTGTGGCACTTGGCATGGTTACTGATGGAACGCCATTTGTAAGACTTCCAAAGCCACCCACAGTCGCAGTATCACCGCTTGTAGTTGTTATGTTTGTACCGCTTATGCTATAACTTGAACCTATTTTATCTGCAGAAGTTCCAGCCGATACACTTTCTAATTTTACACTTGAGGTAAATGTACTTTGTATATCACAATAGGCCGCAGATGGAACACAAAGGGCGGCAATAAGTAAAAACTTTTTCATTTAGTAGTTGCTTTAGTGTTCTTATTGTCTATTGTAGTATCTTTTTTCTTTTTTATCTGAAAACCCAGCGAGGCTGTGGAAGCACTGAAGATCGAGGCTATGAAAGTTGGATCGAAGTCAACTATTTTTTTACCTGATGGCGGTTCGTAATATGAGAGAGATAATAAAGTTGCTGACCATAATTT